CGATCCGTAATCCGCGTATTGATACCAGTATTACTGCTTCTGGGGACTATAGTAGTCTCAACCTACAGTGGGGCTGGAACCCCGTAGGTGGAGGCAATGACCCATTTGGGCTTACACCTAACACATTAGTGGGTGCTGGACAAATAGGCCAAGTTACCGTAACTACATCATAGGAGTGTTCTGATGAAAAAAACGACCAAAGGCACTAAGAAGACAGGCGTCAAAATCCGAGCCACAGGGTGCGCTACTAAGGGCACCGTGGCCCGTGGGCCTATGGGGTAAGTTATGGACTACGCCGAGCTGAAGCAAAATATACAAGACATCTGTGAAATGACCTTCACAGATGAACAGCTCGCTATGTTCACACAACAGGCAGAACAGAAGATTTACAACACAGTGCAGATTCCTGCGCTACGAAGGAATGTCACGGGAACTCTCACAGCAGGCAACACATACCTGCAGACCCCTACAGACTTTCTATATTCCTACTCTTTATCGGTAATAGATGCTTCTGGCGCGTACAACTTCTTGCTGAACAAGGACGTGAACTTCATGCGGGAGGCGTACCCTAATCCAACAGACACAGGGTTGCCGAAGCACTACGCATATTTTGATGACGACACATTTATTGTCGGGCCTGCCCCTGATTCCTCGTACAGTTCGGAGCTACATTATGGATATTATCCTGAATCAATCGTTTCTGCTGACACTACATGGCTTGGGGACGAGTTTGATTCTGCTCTACTCAATGGTGCGCTGATTGAAGCTATTCGCTTTATGAAGGGTGAACCTGACTTGGTGGCTATGTACGAGAAGTTGTACTTACTGGCCATTACGTTGTTAAAAGGTCTCGGAGATGGTAAACTCCGCGAAGACACATATCGTTCGGGCCAGTTCCGAATCCCAGTAAGTTAAGGAGGCCCAAGATGGCTATTACACAAGCAATGTGCACCAGTTTTAAGACCGAGCTTCTCGGCGGTGTACAAGACCTCGACACAGACACACTTTATATCGCTTTGTTTACAAGCACGGCCACTATAAACGCGGCTACTACTACCTATAGCACTACTAATGAGGCGACAGGTACAGGGTACACCGCCGGGGGCAACGCGCTCACCGGCGCGGTTATTAGTGCGGACGGTACGACAGCGATCGTAGATTTTGACAACTCAACTTGGGTGTCATCCACGATTACTGCTCGGGGGGCGATGATATACAACTCGTCAAAGGCCAATCGCGCGATTGCAGTGCTGGATTTCGGTTCGGACAAAACATCGACCGACGGGGATTTCACTATCCAGTTCCCGACCGCTGATGCGTCAAACGCGATTCTCCGTATCGCATAAGGAGTCAAACTATGGTCACTCTCGTAAACAGAGCCAAAGTTGCCACTGCCACAACAGGCACAGGCACGATCACGCTTGGCGCTGCTGAGAGTGGCTATCAGACCTTTGCTGATGCTGGAGCCACTGGCACTGTGCGTTACACCATTGAGGATGGTAACGCATGGGAGATTGGCTCTGGCACTATCTCTGGCAGCACTCTCACACGCTCGCTGGATGAAAGCTCTACAGGCTCATTGCTCAACCTCTCAGGCGATGCGGTGGTTTACGTCACGGCGGCGGCTGAAGACATATTACAACCTTCGAACAACCTGTCTGATCTAGCTAACGCAGGTACATCTCGCACTAACCTTGGTGTTGCCATTGGGTCAGATGTACAGGCTTATTCTAGTGTTTTGGCTAGTACGACAGCTTCTTACACTACCGCAGAAGAAACTAAACTCTTGGGTATTGAAGCACTCGCAGACGTTACAGACACAACAAACGTGACTGCGGCTGGTGCAGGCATGACGGCGAACAACCTGTCTGATCTAGCTAACGCAGGTACATCTCGCACTAACCTTGGTGTTGCCATTGGGTCAGATGTACAGGCTTATTCCAGCATTCTTCAAAACACTACGGCGTCCTTTCTCACTGCGGATGAGACCAAGCTAGACTATATTTCTGTTACGCAGGCGGTTGATCTTGACCAAATGGAAACCGATATCGCCGCTCTTGCTAACGGTATGGTGTATAAAGGTGATTGGGACGCGTCTTCCGGCAGCTTCCCGGGGGGAGGCTCCGCTCAAACGGGTTGGTTCTACTATGTCTCCGTAGCAGGAACCGTCAACAGTATATCGTTTGCTGTCGGTGATAACATCATCGCTACGACAGATAGTGCCTCTACTACTACTTATGCGAGTAATTGGTCAAAACACGATCAGACAGATTCTGTTCAGGCCGTTGTAGGTTTAACTGGGTCTATAGCTAAAGGTTCTCTTTTATCTGCGTTAAACGTAGAGGACGGCGCAGATGTGACTGACACGGCAAACGTGACTGTTGCAGGCGCTCTCATGGACAGTGAGGTGACGAACCTTGCCCAAGTGAAGGCGTTTGACAGCGCAGACTACGCCACATCTGCGCAAGGTGTTCTCGCCGATAGCGCTACGCAGCCGGGCGACAACATTTCTACCCTTACAAACGACGCTGGCTACACGACCAACATCGGCGACATTACAGGCGTGGTCGCTGGAACAGACATGACGGGCGGCGGCACGTCTGGCACGGTGACAATTAACCACGCTGACACGTCTGCACTGAGTGGGACATATGGGTCAACGTCAATAGGCACTAAGATCAACCAGATTACGGTTGACGCGCGTGGTCACGTTACGGCTATTACAACAGGCGCGACAGGCGACATACAAGGCGTCACGGCGGGCTCTGGCTTGTCCGGTGGTGGCACGTCTGGCACGCCTACGCTTTCGCACGCAGATACGTCTTCACAAGGCAGTGTAAATAACTCTGGCGCTACAGTCATTCAAGACGTGACGTTAGACACGTACGGCCACATTACATCACTTGGTTCTAAGACGCTGACTGCTTCGGATGTCGGCGCTCTGACGGGAAACCAAACAATCACTCTTTCGGGGGACTTATCCGGGTCGGGCACCACTGCAATTAACGCGCAGATTGTGAGCAATGTCGTCGGCGCAAACGAATTAAACGTGTCTGGTAACGGTACTTCTGGACAGGTTCTAGCGTCGGATGGCGATGGTACTTTTACTTGGGCAACAAGTGGCGCAATTGGCGACATATTTTACGAAAACTCGACAACGGTTACCTCAGACTATACGATCACTTCAGGCAAGAACGCCATGTCTGCGGGTCCGATAACCATTGGTAGTGGGGTCACGGTCACAGTGCCCTCTGGCTCAACTTGGACGGTGGTGACATGACACTAAAAGTAAACACGATCACAGACGCGGCGGGCACCGGTGCTCCGAACATTCCAGATGGTGTGACGATCGCTGGCACTGCTTTGGCGTCTGTTCCTCAGATGGAATACACGAGCTCGGCCTCTGAACCAGCCTCTCCGTCAGATGGCGCTCTGTGGTGGGATAGCGTAAACGATCTGTTTAAGATGTACGTCAATGATGCATGGTACGGGGTTGATTATACGGACTTGCCACCGAGTCCCATAGGTAGCAGAGGTCTCTTCGGTGGAGGCTATACCACTAGCTTCAGTAACGTTATAGACTACGTAACCATCTCTACTACAGGCAATGCTACAGACTTTGGAAATCTTACTGCTGTTAGGCACGACCTAAGTTCCTGCTCTGGGAACGGCAGAGGATTATTTGGCGGAGGGTCTTCTGGCTCCCCTAAGAACATCATAGACTACGTCACTATTGCTACGCCCGGCAACGCCACAGACTTTGGAAATCTTACTGTTGCTAGGCAAGACCTTTCTGCTTGCTCTGATGGGACTTACGGATTGTTTGGCGGGGGCATTGCCTACGGGTCTAAAAGCAACGTCATAGATTATGTAACTATTGCTACCACAGGCAACGCTGTAGATTTCGGTAACCTTACTGCTGCTAGGCAGAGGGTTGCGGGGGTAAGTAATCAAACCTATGGTCTCTTTGGGGGAGGTAGAAATTCTTCCAACGCAGTAGTAAATACCATAGACTATGTAACCATTGCTACCCCCGGTAACGCCACTGATTTTGGTGATCTTACGTTAGCCCGACAGGGGTTAGCGGCATGTTCTGATTTAACACGTGGGCTTTTTGGTGGAGGCTATACCACTAGCTACAGTAACGTTATAGACTACGTAATCATTGCTACTACTGGTAACGCTACAGACTTCGGTGATCTTACTGTAGTTCGTGATAGCTTAGCAGCATGTTCTGATGGTATCTACGGTTTATTTGGTGGTGGTCAGGCTTCGGGGGCTGCAATCACCAATATAATGGATTCAGTAAGTACTGCTACTACTGGTAACGCTACAGACTTCGGCGACCTTACAATAGCTCGTGATAGCTTAGCAGCATGTTCGGGAGATTAACACATGAGCACCTTTAACACGACAAACATCAAAAGCACTTCTGGCGGAACACCTGATTTCAGCCAAGGGCTCAACGTCGGGAGTTCAGATATTACGTCTCTCGTCAATATGACCGAGTTCTACGACCAAGCTTCGAAGCCCGGAACTCCGGCTAACGGCGCGGTGTGGTGGGACGGCACTAATGCATATCAGTACATCGGGGCCCAGTGGATAATTGTTGAAGTTACCGTTCCTCCGCTACCCTTCTTAGGGGGTCGTGGACTCTTTGGTGGGGGTCGAGATAGTTCCAATTCAAACATCATAGACTACGTCACTATTGCTACGCCCGGCAACGCCACAGACTTTGGAAATCTTACTGTTGCCCGTAGTACCCTAGCATCTTGCTCAAATAGGACATTATGTGTGTTTGGTGGTGGTAGTACTGGTAACGACTCAGCTGTCATGGACTACATCACTATTGCAACGCCCGGCAACGCCACCAGTTTTGGGAGCTTGACAGAAGCTAGGTATAAACTGGGGGCATGCTCAGATGGAACCTATGGTCTCTTTGGTGGGGGTCGGGATGACGTAATTGACTATATCACTATAGCCACCTCGGGAAACGCCATTGATTTTGGTGATCTAACGGTTGGCAGAAGTCACCCGGGTTCTTGCTCTAGCAGAACCAGAGGTTTGTTTGGTGGAGGCAACTCTAGCTCAGCCACTAACATCATTGATTATGTCACCATTGCGACCCCCGGTAACGCTACAGATTTCGGTGATCTAACAACTACTAGAGATCAACTAACTGCTTGTTCGGACAATGTTACGGGTCTGTTTGTGTCAATGCTTTCATCTCTTTCAATAGACTATGTGACTATTGACACTACAGGGAACGCAGCAGATTTTGGTGATCTAAGCCTAAATAGAGTGATGCCTGGTGCCTGTTCAGACGGCACTAAAGGTGTCTTTGGTGGGGGTTTAGTTGGGGTAAAGTCTAATGTAATCGACTATGTTATAGTTGCGACTCCCGGCAACGCTACAGACTTTGGTGATCTTACTGTAGCTCGTGAAAATTTAACCGCTTCATCGGGGGACTAAAAATGAGTACTCTTAAAGTAGACTCCATCGAGAACGGCGGCAACGCGGTCAACTTCACAACCAACTTGCAGGCTGGAAACGGGTTCGTGAAACGTGAATACACGTCCTCGGCTACCGCCCCCGCGGGCGCGAACAGCGGTGCCTTGTGGTGGGACACAGGGAACAGCGTCCTAAAGATCAATATCGTTGGGGTGTGGTACGAGGTCAGCGCTTCACTTCCTCCTACTCCGACGTGGCTTGGGTCTCGGGGGGTTTTTACTGGAATTAATACATCCGGAAACGCTACTTCAAATGTAATAGAGTACCTAACTATCCCTACGCCGGGAAACGCGGCTGATTTTGGAGACTTAACAACAGCAACAAAAACGCTAGGCTCCTGCTCTAACATTACTAGAGCCGTGTTTGGTGGGGGTGCTGCTGCGGGCAATACAAACAGAATAGAATATGTAACTGTTGGTACATTAGGGAACTCTGTTGATTTTGGAGACCTGACAACGAGCAGGGACGGCGTATCAGGCGCTGGAGACGGTTCGAGGGGACTTTTTGCTGGTGATACTAATGTTATAGATTACATTACTATCGCTACGACAGGAAACGCTACTGATTTCGGAGACCTTATAACCGCTGCCAGTACTTCAGCAGCAGTTAACGACGCAACTAGAGCTGTCTTTGCTGGCGGATATGGAGGCGGTTCTTTAGATGTGATTCAATATGTAACTGTGCAGACAACTGGGAATGCAACGGACTTTGGCAATTTGTCTTCTGGAAGACCCACCCCCTCGGGGCTAGGAGACGCAACTAGAGGTGTTTTTGGTGGTGGTTGGAACGCAGCATTCAATGCTTCCGTAGATATTATCGAGTACATCACGATCCAAACAACCGGAGATGCAACGGACTTTGGTAATTTAACTGTCAGTAGAGCAGGTTGTGGCGGTGCTTCAGATGGAACGTATGGCGTATTTTCCGGCGGGTATACAACAGCCTTCTCAAATGTCATCGACTACATTACAATTCAAACAGCCGGAAATGCAACGGACTTTGGTGATGCTACTATTGTAAGTAGCGCCAAATCAGGATGCTCAGGGACTTAGGACAAAACATGACAGCACTCACTACAAAAGAAGATATAACCTTCAGCCTCCCAGCTGTGTCCGCGGACAAGATCAACGCGGCAGCAGTGGCCAAGGTGAACCAGTACCTGCCCGAGCTGGAGCAGAAAACCCGTGCGTTTGACCGTAACAACAGCCAGCACACGCTTTCGTTGATGACGCTTACGATGCTGCACGGACAGTCGCCCTACCGTATGATGCGTCAAGTCATGGCCGAGGCTGAGAAGCGTAAGATGGCGCTGGCCGAAGCGCAGGTGAACCACGCCAAGACGGTCAAGGAAATTCAAGACCTCGAAGGCAGCATTGACCCCGTTGAGCAGGCTGAATTGCGTCAAAAGCGCTTTAGCCTCGACATGCTGGAGTCGAAAATCAACGGATCGTTCAAGGACATTGCCACGCTGATCGACGCCTACGAGAACATCAAGGCAAAGAACGGCATCGAGGACTGGGACGAGGAAGGCTACGAGCGCGAAGAGAAGCGCCACCACGTGCGTCGAGGCTTTGAGCTTATGTACCGCAATTTGTTGGACGGCAGTCGTGCGCAAACCGCTACGATTGAGTACCTCCAGCAGTACGGTGTTCACCCGCAAGTGGCCTTGACCGAGGTTTCCGGGTATATAAAACATGTTGCAGAGCGTATCGCACAGAAAGAGCTAATGCACTCGAACGACCTTGAAGATTTTCTTGACCAGATGGCCGACAAATACTGCGCCAACGTGGACAAGACAGCCGAGCGTTTGTTCGGTAAAGCCGATTTCATCAATCCGGAGTACATGCTCCGTCTGGAGGCCACGAAATGATTATTGAATACATGCTCATCCGCGAAGCTGGTAAAAAGCTCGCGCCTTCGTGGGTGGAAGATGGGGGGTACTTTGGCAACCCTGATGACAACACCTTGGTTGGGTGGTCGCCTGATTTAGCAGGTCGGGATTACTACATCCCCGATACCGTGGTTAAACTCAACCGCGCCGGGCTTATCGCGCGGGTTCTGGGTATCAACACGGACCACCCCGCTATGGAGCTGGACGAAGATGGTACCTCGGTTCCTGTGACCAATCAAGTGTTAACTGCGGTGGTCAACGCTTGGTGTGACGGGCACGGTGAGCCCTAACACATGCTAGGTTTTAGCCCTCTCGCCTCTGCACCGCTTGCCTCGCTTCCAGATTTTGGGGTCGAGGTTTCCGGCGTTGCAGGACGGGGGTTTGTTGGGACGGTCCTTGTTAGGCTTCCCGCGGTTGTACCGGTAACGGGCCTAGCGGGCACGACCTCGGTGGGTACTCTCACCGTAACCGAGGGTACGGGTGTTACTTCAGTTCTCTCTGGTCTATCGGCTACTGCCGTACTCGGCACGGCTACGGCTAAAGCGGGCGCTACTACTGCCCTTGTAGGGGTGTCCGGTACGGGTACCGTCGGCACTGTGACCACTTCTATCGTCGTAGCGGTTACAGTAACTGGCAACACAGCTACAGGCGAAGTGGGTGTCACAGCCGTTGTAGAGGGTACAGGCGTTACGGCTTCTGTATCTGGAGTATCTTCCAGCGGCGAACTTGGTGACGCCACAGTATCCGGCGCGGCAAACCTCGTACTCACAGGCGCAGCTGCAAACACGTTCGTAGGCCAAGCCGCAATCGCAGCTGCAGCTACAGCGCTCCCAAGTGGGGTGGTTGCCACCGCGGCAGCGGGTAGTGTAACTGTTACCGAAGGAGTCGGGGTACGTGTAGACCCTACAGGGCTAACCGCCACCGGGGCTTTAGGAACACCTATCGTTGTATTCAGCGTTACTGTAAACGTGGTAGGAGTTCGCGCTGACGGTTCTGTTGGCCCGATAAATATATGGGAACCTGTAGATGATTCTCAAATACCATTTTGGGTTGATATACCCACATAGGAGGCAACATGGCCAGTACGTTTTCCAACCTCAAGATCGAACTAATTGCCGATGGCGAGCAGGTTAGTGTTTGGGGCGCTACAACAAACCAAAACCTAGAGGCCATTGAATCGGCTATCGGAGGATATGCAGACGTGGACTTTGCCACCGATGCGGATAAGACTCTTGCGTACGCGAACAGTAATGCCACACAGCCTTTCCGGGCGTTATACTTTAGCCTAACATCGACAGGCTCCCTCACAGCCACGCGCACCCTGTTCCTCCCCCCTGTGCAGAAGATGTACATCGTGAAGAACGCCACGACCGGCGATCAGAACATCACGATCAATATAACTGGCGGCTCCGGGGTAAACATCCCCAATGGTGAGACATACATTGTCTATGCTGATGGTGCGGACGTTGTGTACGCTGCGCCCGGCTTGTTTTATTTTGACGAGCTGTTCAACGATTCGACCCCTAACGCAACAGTTCCGGTGGAGTCTTTGATCGCAGGTGGCGCAGCCACGAACATTGACACAGCGATTGTCCCCAAAGGTGCTGGTGCGTTTCTTGTTGCAACGCCGGACAACACGTCTACCGGGGGCAACAAGCGCGGTGCAAATGCCACTGACCTGCAAACCTCCCGTGCGGCGGCAACCGACGTAGCGGCAGCGGAGAAATCTGTAGTCGGTGGTGGCGCAGGCAATAGTATTGATTCCTCCGCCACAGCTGCAGTGGTAAGCGGGGGTTCCAGTAACCAGACTTTGGCAGTTAACAGCGTTACTGGGGGCGGTGCAAGCAACACTACAAACGCTACGGCTACCGGAGGTGTAGTTGGTGGAGGCTTATCTAACATCTTACGTGGCGCGTATAGTGCTATCGGAGGTGGCAGGGAGAACCAGACAGGGGCAAACGCGGCCTATTCTACCGTGCCAGCAGGCTACAAAGCCAATGCGACCAACTACGGGCAGGAAGTAATCGCCTCCGGAGTTTTTTCGAGTGCAGTAGGAACCGCACAACGCTCCCGGTATGTCCTACGGACTGTCACCACTAGCGACACTGCTTCGCGGCTTACGTCGGATGGTGTTGGGTCTGCAAACGGCGATAACACCATAAACATGCCCGCGGAGTCTTTGTTCGTGGTTACTGGGGTCGTAGCCGCAAAAGATATTAACACTTCTGTAGCAGATGCAAAGGTGTGGGAGTTCACGGCTACGTTTAAGCGTGGCGCACTTGCTTCGTCTGTTGAACTTGTAGGTGCTGCTGCAGTTACCGAACTTGTAGCGGATACCGGTGCATCGGCGTGGGCTTTGGTCATAACCGCGGATATCGTGAACGGTGGTGTATCTTTCTCAGTCTCTGGCGCACCGGGCACAACAATACGTTGGGTAGCCAGTGTTGACACCACAGAAATTGTGAATGGGTGATAATCTATGTCCGATGATACGCGCCTAGCTAGAATTGAAACCAAACTTGACCAAATGGGGGAAGCCATTGTGGCTTTGGCTCGCATGGAAGAAACGCCGGATGAAGCGGAAGTTGTAAACTAATGGAAATGGACGCGCTTTTGAACATGGTATTTGCCGCAGTAATCAGTGGTTTAGGGTGGTGGATTAAGTCCCAGCACGATGAGATAAAGCGCGTCACCATTCTGTTGAACAGAACACGCGAAGAGATGGCTAAAGAATACGTCACTAAGGCTGACAGTTCTGAAGTTTTCTCGCAAATTATGAATAAGTTTGACCGCCTTGAAGAAAAAATAGACCGTTTGATGGAGCGGTAGGTTGCATGGCAGTTCTCGAAACCATAGCTGCGGCTAATGCTGCCTACTCGGTTATCAAGAAGTGTTTAGAGAACGGGCGTGAAATCAACGGCCTTGTTGGTCAGGTTGGTAAGTTTCTTAGTGCTGAAGATGAGCTTAAAGAAGCGGTCAAGCGCAAGAAGAACAGCCCCATAACCGCGATTACAGGTGGGACCGAGGGTGATTGGGAAGAGTTCCAAGCACTCGAAGACTTAAAAGAAAAGCGCCGTGAGCTGGAGAGCTGGTGCCGACTATATGCGCCCAGCGGCACTTGGGACCGTTGGCAACAATATCAGGCTGAAGCGCGTAAGGCTCGACGTGCAGCGCAAAAGCAAAAAGAAAAAGAGCGCGAAGAGTTGATGGAGGCTATTGCTTTGTCTCTTACTGGGCTGGCGGGTATCGGCGGCATTGGCGCGATCATATTTTTTGTCGGCAAATATATGGGAAAATGGTGATGTGGGTTCTAATCACAAACAGCCACACGGTAACGTATTGCTTTGAAGTTATACCGAAACAAGAGGGGTGATTACGTTGTATATGACAAACATGGAAAAGTTGTTATAATAACGCACCACAAGGGGTATGCGATTGCGTATGCAAGGAGTTTGAAAGATGGCAACAAGACTAGATGAATGGAAAGTTCTACCGCGTCTTATGATGCTGGTGACAACCATTATGTATATTCGCTGCCTTGAGTGGGCGCTATCGCAACCTGATTTGTCTGTATCGCAGGCGGGTCTAATATCAGTCGTAACTGGAGCCTTCACGGGTTCTTTCGGCATATGGATGGGGAAGGAAAGTAAATGATTGGTGCAATCGTAACAAGCATTGCTAATCTAGCAACCAGCGTGATCGACGGCAAGACTGCTGTTAAGAAAGCTGAAGCTGAGACTAAGATGAAGATAGCCACTGGTGAAATATCTTGGGAGCAGTCTGCAATCGAGGCCAGCAAGGATAGCTGGAAAGATGAAGCGTGGACCGTTGCTTTCATCGCCATTGTAATCGGCAGTTTTATCCCCGGACTTCAGCCCTATATGGCCGAGGGCTTTGCTAACTTAGAGAAAGCACCAAGCTGGTTTCAGTGGGCAATGTATGCAAGTATCGCAGCTAGCTTTGGCATCAGGACTATGAAGGGGTTTAAGAAATGAATTACAAATTATCACAGCGCAGCCTTGATCGGCTTGAGGGCGTAGATGATCGGCTGGTTGCTGTCGTCCGGGCTGCCATTGGCATGACCAAGACTGACTTTGGCGTCATCTGCGGGCTCCGCACAATCGAAGAGCAGCGTGAGCTTGTGGCCAAGGGTGCCAGCAAGACAATGAACTCAAAGCACATCGGCGGCAATGCCATTGATCTTATGGCCTATATTGGCTCACGTGGATCGTGGGAACTTAACCTGTACGACGATCTTGCGGATGCAATAAAAGAAGCTGCTATAACTTTGGGTGTACCTGTGCGCTGGGGCGCAGCTTGGCACATCAATGACATCCGAGATTGGGATGGTACAATGGAAGAAGCCATGAACGCCTATGTAGACTTGCGTAGATCGCAGGGTCGTCGCCCATTTATTGATGGACCGCACTTTGAGCTTGTAGGGTAAATAGTGGCAGGCGTCCGGCCCCAAGCCTGCCAGTTGGGATAAAATTCCAGTTATGGATGTAAGTAGCGACCACATAAAGCACCTTGCGATGAGGGCTGCCCCATCAATGCAAAATGTGTTCGCTACAGCACACCAACACAACTTTGTGTATCGGACTTTCGACGTTAAATTGATTTGAGCTTAAATGCAATATGCAAACACTGGCGCAAACTAAAATATTGTGTATGATAACTCCAACTGGAGATTGCTGATGCCGTTACAGAAACTTCAATTCCGCCCCGGTATCAACCGTGAAACCACCTCGTACAGTAACGAGGGGGGATGGTTTGACATGGATAAAGTTCGCTTTCGCTTTGGTTTCCCAGAGAAAATTGGTGGCTGGGAGTCGATGTCCTCCACGTACTTTTTGGGTACGTGCCGTGCGTTACACCCGTGGGTCGCGCTCCAAGGAGAGCGGTACTTAGGCGTAGGTACGCACCTAAAGTATTACATTAACGAGGGCGGTGCGTACAACGACATCACGCCTTTGCGAACGACAACATCAGCTGGGGATGTTACATTCAGCGCATCCGCCAACACGTTGTCCGCAGGCATTGACGACATCACAACAACGATTCCTTTAACAAACTCCTCGGGATTCCCGTCCTCTGGGATCGTACAAATAGGCTCGGAAACAATCAGCTACGCCTTAGTTTCGGGCAGCTCTTTGCAAGGTTGTCTCCGTGGAATCAACGGAACGAGCGCAGCGTCGCACAGCACAAGTTCCTCGGTCAAATCCTCTACCATCGTTGTCTCAGACAGCGACCACGGTGCGTTAGAGAACGACTTTATCACATTCTCTGGAGCAACAACACTCGGAGACGTGCTAACTGCAGGGGTGCTGAACCAAGAATACCAAGTTGTTCACGTTGCGAACGACAACAGCTACCTCGTCAACGCCCGAGAGGCGGGGACCACGATCCCTAGTATAACTGGGACCACAGGTCTTTCCCCAACGTACGTGTTTGCTACAACGAGCGACAGCGGATCTGGCGGATCGAGTTGCGTTGGAGCGTACCAGATCAACACCGGCTTAGATACGACGATTACAGGTACGGGCTGGGGCGCTGGGACATGGAGCCGCGGAGCATGGGGCAGTGCTGCCTCTTTGTCTGCTTCAGGACAAACCCTTCGGATTTGGTCACATGACAACTTCGGCGAGGATCTCCTGATTAACGTACGTGATGGCGATATTTTCTACTGGGACAAAACCAATGACACGAGCACTAGGGCCGTGGAGCTCGCTTTATTGCCGGGTGCGAACACTACTCCGACTATAGCCAAAAAAGTCCTTGTTTCCGACCGAGACAGGCACATCATTGCTTTTGGCTGTGACAGTGAGTTGAGCCCTGGTGTTCAAGATCCTTTGCTAATACGGTTCTCGGACCAAGCATCTTTAATCGAGTGGAACTCTACGGCGACTAACACCGCTGGGGACTTGCGCCTTGGTTCTGGGTCACAGATTATTACTGCTGTTGAGACTCGCCAGCAGGTAATCGTTTTCACTGACGTGTCGCTTCACGCGATGCAGTTTCTGGGACCGCCATTTACATTTGGTATAAACACAGTTTCCGAAAACATCACTATCGCAGGTCCTTTGGCAGCAATAGCCGTGGAAGACAACGTGTTTTGGATGGGCGCGGAAGAGTTTTATGTTTACGGCGGCGCTGTACAGAGACTGCCGTGTACTGTCCGCGACTATGTGTTCAGCAACATCAACTCTGACCAGCTTGAAAAGGTCACCGCAGGCACAAATACTGCGTTTTCAGAGGTGTGGTGGTTCTATCCATCAGCATCAAGCAACGAAAACGACAGCTACGTTGTGTATAACTACGACCAGCAGATCTGGTACTACGGCTCGTTGTCCCGCACATGCTGGCTGGATCGAGGCGTTGAGTCTCTGCCTGTCGCAGCATCTACGGACCAGACGTTGTACTTCCAAGAGTTTGGGTTTGATGACGGCAGTACAAACCCTGCCAGCGGAATCACCGCCTTTATTGAAAGCAGTCAGATGGACCTTGGGGAGGGAGATCAGTTTTCATTCTTGAGACGTATGATCCCAGACCTTACTTTCCGTGACAGCACAAACGAGACCCCGCAGGCGTTGATGACGTTGAAGACTAGAAACTTCCCTGGCGGGAACTACTTGCAGAGCAACTCTAAGATGGTGGAGAAGACGGCTACCGTGCCTGTAGAGCAGTTTACAGAGCAGGTGCACGTTCGACTCAGGGGCCGATCGTTTGCTTTCAAAATAGAAACAACGGACACAGGGACGACGTGGCGACTAGGATCCCCGAGAGTGGACGTGCAACCTGACGGGATGCGCTGATGTCTCGTAATCTGGTTCTTCCGTTTTTTCCTATTGCTCCGGAGCAGTACGATCAGAGGTATATGTCGGAACTCGTTCGTTCGTTTTCGGTCTACCTGACGCAAATGCAAAACCCAGGAGAGGGCCGAAACACTTTCTCCGTTTTTACAAACCTTCAAACAGACGACAGTGGGCTAGAGCCGGGGGCTATCTTTAGCCATGACGGACATGTTAGAGTACCCCTAACATACTCCCCCTATGTCCGTGGATCACAAGCCACAGGCGCTGTTGGAACAGTAACGGTGACTATAACATGACTTTAATTACAATGCCTGACGGCTCCCGCTGGAAACCTTCTACAAGTTCTGATACAGTTCGCTGTGTCAGCTGCAGCAATGAGGTTGACACGCCTGAAGAGATTGCAAGCTACCCTAGTGGGTCGTGCCCCCAATGCGGGGATAGCTGGACGGGCGCAGAGAGCCGCAGTACAAGCGTTACTGTGACTGCGCCTGAAGCTATCAGAGGAGAGTCGTAATGGGGCTTGGATCGGTACTTGGAGGATTAGCGGGTCTGTTGATCCCTGGCGGCGGAGCTGTTGGCTCGGCCATCGGTTCTGGTCTAGGCTCGTTGATCATTGACAAGAAAAGTCCCAAAGACGCCATCAAAAACGCTTTGATCGCGGGCGTCGGAGCTAAGTTCTTTGGTCCTTCTATCCAGAACAGCGGCATTGGCGGTGCAATTACACGAGGCATTGGCGGGTTAGGCCTCGGCACAAAAGCTGGCCTTGCTGAATTAGCGGGCTCACAGGTGGCAGGCGCAGCCACGTCTGTTGTTCAAGAGACTGCCATGCAAGAGCTGGCGAAAACGGGTGCTAAACAGGCCACTGAAAAGGGCTTGATGGACAAGATCATGGGTGGAAACCCGATGATGTTGTACTCAGGGCTCTCGGCCCTTGGTGCTATCGAAAAACTGGGTAGCCCACAGGGAAACATAAACGAAGACCTATACGTCGATCGGTACACAGGGCGAAGGTTCAGTTCCTCTGAAGAACGCGATCGGTATGAAGAGATGTTCCGCCAGAAGCACGGGTATGAGTACCCTGATGGCCTGCCTCCTAGAGTAGAAGGCTTTGCCATAGGTGGATACA